ACGACTCTTCCACAGATACGACATTGACCTCAAGGTAATCGACACATCAAATGTTGAAGACGTTGGCTCCATGACTACCGGACAATTTTTGTCCAGAAAGTCCCAAGCTATTGAGCCTGATCTTGACGAGATTAACTTTTTCAATCAACTAGCCAAGATATGACAGAACAATGATAAATCCAATAAGCATTATCATACCCAAAGGAGCCAACCATTCTTCATCAGTTCCATCAACTGTGAAAAGAGAAACCAGCCCGTCAATAAGCTCTAGGCCAAATAAACCTAGCAAAACTATAAAAATACCTAAAATAAACTCCACATTTTAACCCTCCAAAATAAATAGAAAAAAATACTTGACAAAGTCGGAGGACATGTTATAATATATACAACAAGGAGGTTATATGAACGAACAATGGATATTTTATCTAGATGCTATTATTCCACTATGTGGCTTAGCATATCTTTACTACTGTTTACACAATATTGAATAGGAGGAAACATGAACTATTGGAACAGCAAATTCAACCAGTTTAACAAAAAACACTGGAACGGAAAGCTTTCAACAATTAAAGTTATTGTTAGAGATCTTTCTGGTGAAGGAGCCGAAGGGCTTTATCACTATCCACATGAGGACAACAAGGCTCTTATCGAGATAGAAAAGAGTCTACCTCACCACCATAAAAAAAATATTCTTCTTCACGAGATGTGCCACCATGCTGTGGAAGAACTCTACGAAGAAAGACCGTATCACTGCCACGGTAAACTATGGAAAGAACAAATGAAGAAAGTCGGCTTTAAAGGTAAAATTCATAGTACCAGGGGTAGATACAAAACACGTAATTACTAACAACGGAGGGAACATGATTAGAATTGCACACATTTCAGATACACACATTAGAAACTTAAAATACCACTACGAATACAAGATGGCTTTTGACGATCTTTATAAGAAGCTCGTCAGAATGAAACCAGATTGTATCGTTCATACCGGTGACATAGCTCACACAAAAACCCAACTATCACCAGAATTCTTTCAGATGTGCACCAGCTTTCTTAAGAATCTCGGAGATATCGCACCTACTTACATTATACTTGGTAACCATGACGGTAATCTTAAAAACGATAACCGTGAAGATGCTATTAGTCCCGTAGTAGAAGCTCTAGCTCACCCAGCTATACATTTACTCAAGGATTCAGGCGAGACCAAGATAGGCAATGGAGTTGTATTTAATGTTTTATCAGTCTTTGATCGCGAGAACTGGAGCAAGCCTAGTGATCCCACTGCTATTAATGTTGCTTTATATCACGGATCAATACACGGCTGCCAAACGTCGCAAGGCTGGGTTATGGAAGAAGGCGAAGATTCAATTGACATATTTAAAGATTTTGACTTTGCTATGCTTGGTGATATACATAAACAACAAAGAATGGATCGAGAAGGTCGAGTAAGATATGCAGGCTCCACAATCCAACAAAACTTTGGAGAATCTATAAATAAAGGTTTTCTTCTTTGGGATATTGGAAGCAAAGACCAATGGGAATGTCAACATGTTTCTATTGTTAATCCTCGCCCTTTTATCACAATTGATTTAACAGACAAAGGCAAGATACCCAAAACAATTGTACCTCGTGGTTGTCGTCTTAGGATACGTGCGTCTTCAAATATCTCTCCAATGATGTTGAAAGCAGCATGTGATCATGCCCAATCTAAGTGGTCTCCGTATTCTGTATCTTTTGTCAATGATGGCACAAAGAATTCTTCTTCCACATCACTGATAGGTAAAGGTGTAAAGTCCGAGAACCTTCGAGACATCATCGTACAAGAGAAATATATCAAGCAATACACCAAGGATCTCAACCTATCCGATGAGGTTATGGATAAGATCTTGGAACTTAACAAGAAATACAATCAAATCGTTGAAGAATCAGAGGAGGTATCGCGAAATGTTATTTGGAAGATTAAAGAGATTACGTGGGATAACCTGTTTAACTACGGTGAGAAAAATAAAATTAATTTTGACAAGCTATCCGGACTTGTCGGAATCTTCGGTAAAAACTATTCAGGAAAGTCTTCCATTATCGATTCTGTGTTATTTAATATTTTTAACACAACTTCGAAAGGAGAACGAAAGAACGTCCACGTCATCAACCAAAACAAAGACTATGCCAAGTGCAAGATAAAGATTGAGGCTGGTAACGACTCCTATCAGATTAGTCGAAATCTTAACAAATACACGAGAAAATCCAAGGGTAGAGAGATCGTAGACTCTAAGGTGGACCTAGACTTCTCCAAAACAACCGGAGGCGTTTTTGAGTCTCAAAATGGTACAACTCGCAATCAAACCGATGCGCATATCCGTAAGCGCTTCGGAACTATCGATGACTTCTTTTTGACATCCATGGCTTCTCAACTTGACTCAATGTCTTTCCTCAAGGAAGGCTCAACAAAGAGAAAGGAGATTATTGCAAAGTTTCTCGATCTCCAGGTATTCGATCAGAAGTTTAAGCTAGCTAAGAAAGATGCAGCAGACCTTCGTGGTGTGATTAAGCGTCTTGAAAGCAAGAAGTTTGCTGAACAAATTCAAAAGAGGGCTGGTTTGCTCGAAGATATCAGAAATGACATCGATGAACAGCAAGACAAGTGTGATGTGTACACAAGATCAATTGAACGTCTCGAGAAAGAGCTTGCGGAGGTTATCGAAACAATCAACGCAATTCCTGCGGAGATTATTGATCCCAAGAAAGTCGAGAACGAAATTCGTTTTAAGAACATCAAGAAAGACACTCTATTCAAAGAATCTATTGATTGTCAAAAAGATATTGAAAAGCACAATGAGTTTATTGATTATTTCGATGATACAATAGAGATTGAAGATTATGAGAAGCTTTTGGATTCTGTTAAGGAAGCTGAACGGCTCGAGTCGCAAAAGGTTGTTCTAGGCAATAACGTTCGTAGAAAGAAGACAGAGTACAAGAACTTGCAAAAGACCGTATCTCTCCTTCACAACCATGAATATGACCCTAACTGCAAGTTCTGTTGCGATAACGAGTTTGTCAAAGAAGCTGAAGCTGCTAGACTTAAATTACCAGAGGTTGAGAAAGCATGGCAACAATTGAGCGAAGAGTTGTCTGAGATTGTAAAGAAGTGTGAAGAGTATGACCTTCCAAATTTGCACAAGCAAATCCGCCAAGTTCAAGATACTAGAGCTGGCTATGAATCTGCCTTGGATGAAGTTGAAAAGCTCAATCTGATTATAGAGCGAAACACTACAGCGATATCTCTGCTAGACAACGAGATCACAACTCTCAAAGCAAAGCTCAAAGAGTATGACGATAACAGAGAAGCTATCGAGAACAAGCATCAATTGTTCGGAGAATGTAACGCACTTGAGATTAAACTTAGACAAAACAAAACTTTTCTTAAAAAGTGTGACGATCTCACAAAAGAGTACCTAATCGAAGAGGCGACAACTAAGGAGATTATACGCAATCTTCATAAAGAACAAGCCGAATATAAGGAAGTTTTGAATGAATACAGAGCTTTTGATGTCTACCAGACCTGTATGCATCCTAACGGAATCTCCTACGAGATTATACAGCAAAAGTTGCCGATTATCAATCAAGAGATTTCCAAGATTCTTTCTAACATCGTTGAGTTCGAGGTATTCTTCGAGAATGAAGATAACAAACTTGAGCTCTCCATTAAACATCCTAATTATGGTTCTCGACCATTATCAATGGGATCAGGTGCTGAGAAGACAATTGCTTCCATGGCTATTCGTCTAGCAATGATTGCGATAACCAATCTTCCAAAATCTGAGTTGTTTATTCTCGATGAACCAGCAACGGCATTAGATCAAGAACACATGGAAGGCTTTACAAGACTCCTTCAAATGATCAAGAATCAATTCAAGACCGTATTGCTCATCTCTCACCTTGATCACCTCAAAGATGTGGTGGATATGACAATAGATATTGATAAGATTGATGGCTATGCCAAAGTAACTATTTAACCAATAACGACCTATTTAGTGTAAAAGCTAAATAGGATTTTTTATTATGAAATTAACAACACAAAGACTTAAAACATTGATTCGTGAAGAATTAAAAAAAATCAATGAATCGTCTAGTGGAGGAAATCATTTTGGAATGTTTAGAAAGTTTAACCAATATGGAGCGGAAACTTTGTATTGTTTTTTATTATCTAACGAAGGTGTATCAATTCTTAATGAACTCAAACAAGGATACAATAAGCAATTATTTAATCCACTTTTAGATAACATAATTGCTAGTATGATTTTAGAAAGGCAAGACGATCCTTGTAACGATGGATTTATGTTATCACATTGGGCTTCTTCTCAGCGTGGCGCAGGAAAAATATTGCTGGCTAATGTTTTTAATCACGGCGTAACTTTATATGCAGATAGATATCAGGTTTCTGAATTGGCGCGTGATGCTATTTTGAAAATGACAAAATTAGCAAAATCAGGTACAATAATTATTAAACCGCTAGATAACGAATCGCGCCGTGTAACTCCAAGCAGAGAAGATGATTGTATAACTTATACTAGCACAGGAGGTTATACAATGTCAAATTCTGGAGAATATATTTCAAAATTAGATTCTGACATTAGTAGTTTAGGCATTAAAGATTATATGGATTTTTCTGCTTCATTTGCAAATCCAAGTTATTCTCCTTCGTCTGTGATTACTCCGGAGGAAATAGACAAAATGGGTTATAGTTCGGTCAAAACAATTGAAAATGCTATTATGACACACTTCAGAGGTGAGATTGGTGCTTCAATTAATCAAAAAGGTCGCTACGGCAATATTCAAAAGCCTAAAAGTTAATAAACATTTAACCAATAACGACCTATTTAGTGTAAAAGCTAAATAGGTTTTTTTATTTGGAGGATAAATTATGCATAACGAAAATTGTAAAGAAGACTGTGAGCACGACCACAAAGCAGAGTGCTGCGATTGCTGTGAGAATTGTGATTGCTGTCAGGAGGCTAAACTTGGAGTTTTAGACCAAGTTCAAGGCAAAGTTGTTTCTAGAAAGCTTCTTGTGTTCCTTTGCGCTACAGGACTTATGATCTGGTCTTCGCTAGACCCAGACACTTGGGCTATGATTGCTGCTATGTACATCGGAGGACAATCCGTTATTGATATAGCAAAGGTTTGGAAAGGTGCTTAGTAAAGTTAAAGACTTTGTTGTAAAAAATTGGCAATGGCTCATCACATCGATTGTGGCCATTGTCTTTTACATTATTGGTCGTTCTAAGGATACCAAAGATGAAGAAGTAAAACTTGCCGAATTATCGAAAGATTTAGAGCAGAAAAAGACTCAAGAGATCATCGAGGGGTGGGAGGTCAAGAACAAAGAAAGACACGATGCTACTATACAAAACATCCTACAATTCGAAGAAAAAAAGGCAAAGATTTTAGAAGAAGCCGGAGACATCGACATTGAGGAATATTTAAAATCAAAAGGTATATTGGAGGATAAATGATATTCCTACTATCAATGCTCTTTGCACAAGAGCCAAAATACACAAACTTAAAGAAAGACGAACCTGCTCCTTGGGCTGGTCGTCTATTAAATGAGGCGGCATTACGTATTCTTGTTGAGGAGAACGCCACGAAAGACCTCACATGTGATGCTCGCGTTGAGTTTAAAATGAATGAAGTGAGAATAGAAGAGAAGTATCGCTATGATATTCTCAAGGTCCAAACAGATGCGGAACTCAAACAACTTAACGAACTAATTAAAATACAAGACAAGTTCATAAAAGATCTCAAACCAAAGAACAATATCTGGCCCATTGTTGCTGGATTTGTCGGAGGTGCGGCAATTTCTATTGGTATTATGTACGCTGTCAAGCCGGGAATAACACAATGAAAATAACAACGAAACAAATACAAAACATTATTAAAGAAGAGCTTGATAAACTTCTTCATGAAGAGGAAACCAGTAACAAATTAAAACAAGCAATTGCCAAAGCGATAGACGATAAGACCATCAGACAATATGATGAGAAAGTTAAACAACAGATATTCGCACTGATAGACAAAAAACTCCCTGATATCGAAAATCCAGATGGGGTTGCTCTTTTAAACAATGATATGGTTAGAGCAGATCCACAACTTGCTTTGGAAATGTTGAGGACATATTATGATAAGTTTGAAGATGATGAGAGAGAAACAGTTGAGATGTTAGAGGAATATCCTTTATCTGGAGATAATGACACGAAAAAACAAATCATTGCTGTTCAAAAAATAAAAAGTAAAGATCTGAGTGGCTTGAACTTAAGAGGGGCCGATCTGAGTGGTGTCAAATTTGATCAAATGGACATAAGTGCTACTAACCTGCGTGGAGCAAACTTAAGTCATGCAAGATTTACAGGAGTCTCCTGTGAAGAATCAGATCTTAGTGATGCAAATCTAAGTGGTTCGTATCTGTATGATACAGACCTGAAAGAAACCTTTATGCTTCGTGCAAACCTGAGCGGTGCAGAACTAAGAGCAGTAGACCTTGAATATACGAGTTTGTATGAAGCAATTTTGAATGGTGCAAATCTGAGTAGTGCAAAGATATATTATACTGATCTGCGAAAGGCTAAATACGATGATGAAACCATATGGCCCGAAGGCTTTGACCCACAAGATGCAGGTGCAGTGGGATATTAAAAAAGGTGAATAATGAAAAGTAAAGACCCCAACTATGCTGTTAAAATAGAACAAGCAATAGCAAAGAAATACGGTGAAGAAACCGTACAGCACCCCAAAAAGAATTGGGATAACGAGAAAGAGAAAGAATATCTTAAAGATTTGCAAAAATTCTATAAACTCGAAGAAGACGGCTACAATGTCGAAGAAGAGATAAATGGGGTTTTTATCCCCAAGAAACTAATTACCAAGAATTCTAAACGGTCTTGCCCTGTTTGTAATACATATTCATTTAAATCTAATGATGATGTTTATATGTCAAAGTTTGATTGCTGTGAAGGTTGCTACATTAAGTGGGTAGAAGGTCGTGAAGAACGTTGGAAAAATGGATGGAGACCAAATAAATGTTAGAAATTATTCAAGGATTAGCCCAAGCAGCAGCAAATGCTTACGATGGTGCACATGACGAGAGATTCACTCTTGACGGACAAGTTCGCAAAGTTGGTCTCAAAAGAGAAGAAGGATGTCCCATATTAGATAAGCGTGTTAATGACGGCTTCTCTGTTAAGTTTTATGGAAACAAAATTGTTATCAACTACCAATCAGATATTCGTCTTAAGGAAGTTCATGGTGGTGGTTTTGAAGACGATATTGTTCGCCAACTTAATGAAATTAAAAAATTCCTTCAAAAAGAATACAAAGCAATCACCGGAAACTCTGTAACTCTTACCTCAGACGGAGAGCCAAAGATTCTTGTTCAATCAACATCTCGTGTCCGTTCTTTCGTTCAGGCCTATCAGCATTACAAGGTGAGTGGTCTCAAAGAAGAGCCTATTCTTGATCCTGCTATTGAATCTTCTCGTGAAGTAACTCGCAAGTTCTTGGAGCAAGTTAAAGCCGCAAAGCGCCCTAACAATGAATACATAAAGAAGGGTGACAACGAGAGGAAGTAATGGGCTTCTCGCTCTCAAAAAAAGAAATAATAAAAGAAATTGTGAAGTCCGGGAAAGATCCTGAGTATTTCATAAATAACTATTGCCGTATATCTCATCCGATGCACGGTCTTATTCCATTTAAGACCTATCCGTATCAGAATGATTTGATAAACGACTTTAACGATTTTCGTTTCACAGTGATTCTTAAAGCAAGACAGTTAGGTATCTCAACGATATCTGCTGCTTATTGTGTTTGGTTTATGTTGTTTCACCGAGACAAGAACATTCTTGTTATTGCTACCAAGTTCCAAACAGCAGCCAACCTTGTAAAGAAAGTTAAGAACATTATGCAGTATCTCCCAGAGTGGATGAAGGTTGCTAAAATCAAAGTGGATAACAGAACTTCATTCGAACTCTCCAATGGCTCTCAAATTAAGGCTGCTTCCACATCAGGTGATGCTGGTCGTTCGGAAGCCCTATCCCTCCTTGTTATTGACGAGGCTGCTCACATTGACGGACTTGATGACCTCTGGACTGGTCTATATCCTACACTATCAACGGGTGGTCGGTGTATTGCCCTGTCTACTCCAAATGGTGTCGGTAACTGGTTCCACAAGACATATGTTGCAGCAGACAATGGAGAGTCAGACTTCAAGCCTGTGAACCTTCCTTGGGACGTTCACCCCGAGAGAGACCAAGCATGGTTTGAAAAAGAAACAAAGAATATGTCTCGTCGACAAATAGCACAGGAATTGGAGTGCAACTTCAATACTTCTGGTGATACCGTCATTCATGCTGACGATATTGCTTGGCTACAAACCGAGATCAAAGAACCAATATATAGGACTGGATATGATAGAAATTTTTGGATATGGGAAAAATACAACGAGGGATCAAGTTATCTACTCGTTGCCGATGTTGCTCGAGGCGATGGGGCTGACAACTCTGTTTTTCATGTGCTCAATGTAGGTAAGATGGAAATAGTGGCTGAATATCAAGGAAAACCATCTCTTGATATGTATGCACAGATGTTGTACTCTGCTGGTATGGAATACGGCAAGTGCCTTCTTGTTGTTGAGAACAATGGTATCGGTATTTCTGTTTTTGAGAAACTTAAAGACTTAGGCTATGAAAACCTTTACTATTCTGCTAAGGGAACTCACGAGTTTGTAGACGCCACACAGGGTGAGTTTATGAACAATGCTATCGGCGGCTTTACAACATCTTCCAAGACAAGACCTCTTATTGTCGCAAAACTTGAAGAGTTTATTAGAAACAGAATAATAAAAATACCATCAGCTCGAGCATTTGATGAATTTAGAACTTTTATCTGGAATAATGGTAAGCCCGAGGCAATGAGATCATATCACGACGATGTCGTTATGTCTTTGGCGATTGTGTGCTGGGTAAGAGATACAGCTCTTGAAGTTTCTCAAAAAGACTTAGAATACAGGAAAGCAATGATAGATGGAATGTATATGAAGAAAAGCACCCTCAACACTACCATAAAAGGACAGCAAGGGTATGATACAGATTTCGGAACTAAATATAAAGAAGAGATAAATATCGCAAAAAATTTCGCTTGGATTTTCAAAGGATAATAAATGCCCAAAAAAAATAAACTAGGAAGAAACCCCTACAATCCCGAGAATAGTCTTTTTCGTTCATTAACAAAGCTATTTTCTGGACCGATTACACAAAGAAGAACACAACACGGTCGCGCATTGAGACGACGACATCTTGATACTTATGCCTCAAGATTTACTTCAGCATCTGGTAAGCAATTCAAGAAGCAAGAATATAACCCCATGAACATCATGACGGTTAATATGATATCAAATAGAAACAGAGCAGAGCGCTATGTTGACTTTGACCAAATGGAGTATACACCTGAATGTGCTTCATCACTTGATATATATGCTGATGAGATGACGACTCATTCATCAATACAACCTATGCTTAGAATTAAGTGCCCTAATGATGAGATCAAAACGGTTCTCGAGAATCTTTACCACAATGTAATGAATGTTGAACACAACCTCTTTGGTTGGTCCCGTACTATGTGTAAATACGGAGACCTCTTTCTTTACCTTGATATAGAAGAGAAAGACGGCATTAGGGCCTGCATCGGACTTCCCCCACAAGAAATTGAGAGACTCGAAGGAGAAGACGAGACAAACCCTAACTACGTTCAGTTTCAATGGAACTCTGGTGGAATGACTTTTGAGAACTGGCAAATGGCTCACTTCCGTATTCTTGGAAACGATAAGCACGCTCCATATGGAACTTCCGTATTAGAACCAGCCCGTAGAATATGGAGACAACTTACTCTCCTTGAAGATGCTATGATGGCTTATCGTATTGTTCGTGCGCCTGAACGTCGTGTATTCAAGATAGACGTAGGCAATATTCCTCCACAAGATGTTGAACAATATATGCAGAAGGTTATGACGCAAATGAAGCGCCATCAAGTTGTTGACCCAACAACGGGACGACTTGACCTTCGCTATAACCCTCTTTCAATTGAAGAAGACTATTATATTCCTATTCGTGGAACATCAAACACAGATATTGTTAATCTTCCCGGCGGTGCTATGACCGCTACAATTGAAGATGTAAAGTATTTGAGAGATAAACTATTCTCCGCTCTTAAGATTCCCCAATCATATCTATCGATGGGAGAAGGAGCACAAGAAGATAAAACAACTCTCGCACAAAAAGATATTAGATTCGCAAGAACAATTCAAAGACTCCAAAGAGTTGTTGTTGCTGAATTAGAAAAGATTGGAATCATCCATCTGTTTACACTAGGATACAGAAATGATGATCTCCTGTCGTTTAAACTTGGGCTCAACAATCCCTCAAAGATTGCTGAACTTCAAGAGCTAGAACATTGGGACAAGAAGTTCTCCGTTGCTGGTGCAGCAACAGAAGGATACTTCTCTCGTCGATGGGTTGCTGAGAATCTGCTCGGCATATCAGATGAAGAGTATCTGAGGATGCAAAGAGAAATGTTCTTTGATCGCAAATTTTCCGCTTCTTTAGAAGCCGCTGGTCAACCTGCCGATGGTGGCGGAGAAGGTGGCTTAGGAGATCTAGGCGGAGAAGGTGGCGGCGACCTTGACCTTGGCGGTGAAGGTGGTGGCGACTTAGATTTGGGTGGTGAAGCCGGAGGAGTGGATGCCGGGGACAAGAGCCCTAGCGCCGAAGGGGGTGATGAAAAAGATGATATCCTCTTGGCGGAACCCCCTGCTAAGCGCGATGATGGGCCGAAATATAAACGCGGCAAATACAAACGACATAAAACAAATTACTCCAAAGGTGGTATGAAGAAGCAAATGAAGAATCAAGCCACAGGAGAATATGGAAACACCTATCGCTCAACATTTCAAGGCAAGTCAGGCTTTGGTGGCCTAGACTCATTGGCTCGTGGAGTTACAGAAAATATTAACGATAGGGAAGAAGAAAAACTATTTACAACATCTCGACAAGTTGATACATTGATCGAGGGTCTACTAAAAAAGGTGAAAGAAGATGAAGCACAATAAGAAAAGAAATACCGCTTTTCTTTACGAATCTCTTGTAAAGGAATTGACGAAAGCTGTTGTTTATCAGCAAGAAAATAAAAAAAAGGTTGTTCTCGGAATGCT